CGTGTTATCCGAATATTGAAACTTCGTAGCTTCCGAAGGGCTCGGTAATTAATTCCTCATTGATTAGTTGCCAAGGTCCAGGTGTATGTTTAGTTTTCATTTCCGCCCCTTTCTGTCATAGGAATCAAAGATCTCACCAATCCTTGCTCGTGTATCTTCGTCGCAGAGCAGTTCGATGGCACCGAAGAACCGGGCCAAGAAGATATTGCGGTCTTGGGCTACGCTGGCGACTTGAGCCGCGGCTAGTATTTGTTCGTTTGTGATTGGCATATTAGATACCTGTTAAGGCAGAGCGAACGCTAGATTTCGTGTATTTAGCTCCATCTGGCGTTTTGCTAGGTAGAACATTAAGCAAGTAAACCGTAGCTAAGTCTTTTGTGGAGTGGCGCCTGACCGCATCCCTCGCGAGGTTATACAATCCTTCGTCGTTATTGATCCACAGTGATACGTTCCAGTGATTCCAATTTTTGTGTCCGTTATATGTTGTCATATCAGCACCATACAATTTTGAGTGAGAGGATTACCAGCGCGGATAAGACGCTGATGTGAGTTTCGGTATTGCCGTTGAGCCGGGCAATGTGGCGTTGGTGGATTGTCATTTTATCCTCGTGATTTCATTGTTTTTACCAAATGCAAAAAGCATGTCATTAGCATGGATTTGGTATCCACGCCCCATTCGCACATTTTTTGGGGGCATGCGCCCAGTGTGGTGTAACCATTCTCCGAGCACATGTGCGTACCACGCGGGTGATGTTTTGATGTGGGGGTTCTCATTACCGTCATATCCGGCGCGGGCGTATTCTGTTAGAGCGTTTTTCATTTTGTTTGTCCTCGTAAGTGGTTAATGTAGCGATGAGCGTTGTTCATGTATTCGCACCATCTTGTTGGGGAGTAGCGGCAACCACGAGCCATCTGCAGCCACATCGTAGCGCGTTGGATAGTAGTGAGTCTGGCGAGGTGGTTCATTTTCTTCTCCTGGTTGTTCGTGTTGGTGTACGCCCAAGTAGAAGCAGCAAACATGCCAACTAACAATAACCAATACAATCAGCAACTTGTAAATATTACAAACACGCAAATGTGACGCAGCACGTCACACGACTACATAATCGCGTCACTTTGCGCCGCTCCAACGGCAGGTGTCGAGATCTCAACACTGTCAGGAATCCGTCACAAGTGTCAGAATCTCGACAGTTAGTAGTTACTAACCAAGAAATAAATTGCCGAAAATGCCCTAAAAATGTATCGTGACACTTAGGCCAAGCAAAGATACATCGCCTCTCGCGCTTGTTCTGTGCGCGAGGTGGGCGCTTCACTTCACCTCGGCAGCATACAGCCGCAAACCGAGCACAGAAAAGAGCACAGGCCGTCGTAAGTTGTTGATACTAAACAGCTAAACAGGATAGAGCAACCCCCTAGATAGGGGTCGCACCATAGGTTGCAGCACGCAACGCATTGATTCATAAGGATAGATCATATCCTTAATTTTTTCGTCTCAAAAACCGATCCTGAGGGGGCCGGGGAGGGGGAAAATGATTTTGATTTTGGCGGCGGGGCAGGTATCGGTACGTCGGCTATATTTTTGGAAGACCTAAAATTTTTTGAAAAACTTTACAAGCATACTTTTACATATGACCAATGATTTCGATGTATCAAAACTAGATCCCAATGTTTTAAAGGCAATCGCAAAGGATTTGTTAGAAAATGGGCATTGGTGCTTTTCAACAATTGCCGATGAGCTAACCGATGGTCAAGGAGGAATTTATTACTCCTTGCTAGATCACCTGTATCCAGAAACCACAATTCCCTCTCACATGTCATACTTCGAATGGCGATCCTGGCAATGCCTTCACATGGCCGAATTCATCAGGGCGCAGCGATGACCTCCATCCTAATCACCGGTGGCACAGGTTTTTTTGCGAAGCACTTCACAAAACACTTGCTTTCGCTTAGCGAGTACGAACGAATTTGCATATACTCCAGAGACGAACACAAACAAGCGAGCATGCTCCATGAATTCGGATCAGACCCCCGACTCAGATTCTTCATTGGTGATGTTAGAGATAAAACTCGGCTTCGTCGTGCTATGGCTGGCTGCGATGTCATCGTTCATGCCGCAGCTCTTAAGCGAATTGAGACAGGGTTCTACAACCCTGATGAAATGCTTAAAACAAACGTCCACGGAACAATGAATGTGATTGATGCGGCAACGGACGTACACGCAGAGAAGGTCGTTTATCTTAGTACCGACAAGGCTTACCAGCCCGTCAGCCCTTACGGTATGAGTAAGGCAATGGCCGAAGCTCTCATCCTGTCAGCGAATACCACTCACGCTTCGCCAACGAAGTTTGCGGTTACCAGGTACGGGAATGTCGCGGGCTCGACGGGGAGTGTCATACCGAAGTGGCGGGAGTTGATAACCTCTCACTACTTTTACAAGATCAAAGATTTTCTTGCAGACCCACAAGTCCCCGTCACCGACCCCGAATGCACTCGCTTCTGGATGACCGCCGACCAAGCAGTGCAACTCGTCATGCAGGCAATCGAAGAGATGCCAACCTCGCCCCTCATCCCGGAGTTACCCGCCTTTCGTCTGAAAGATCTTGCTTCGGCCATGAATGCAAGTATGCTTGTAACCGGGTTGCCGGCCGGCGAGAAGAAGCACGAGTCGATGTGTTTTGGGAATAGCAGCGACACCGCAAGGCGAATGAGCGTTGAAGAACTGAAGGAGGCGTTGAAACATGTCTAGAAATCCGCACCACGTCACCCGCGAATTCGAAGCAGCATTGTGCGAGTACACCGGCGCAAAATATGCGGTAGCAGTGAACAGTTGCACGTCAGCCTTGTTACTAGCACTTGCTTTTAACAGAATTCCGACTGTTACTCAATACGCAGACATTCCGAAGCGTACATACGTGTCAGTACCAATGGTAATTAAGCAATTGGAGTACCAACTAAGTTTTCGTGATGAAGACTGGATGGGTAGTTACGAAATTTATCCCACTACCGTCTACGACTGCGCCCGCCGCTTCACCTCAGGCATGTACGCACCCGGAACCTTCCAATGCGTCAGTTTCCACGCCTCCAAGATCCTTGGTTTAGAGCAAGGCGGTGCGATATTGCACGACAACCCGCAAGCGGATGTGTGGCTCCGCAAAGCGCGGTTCGACGGCAGAACGGAAGGAGTAGCGCCCAAGGATGATACGTTTACTTTCATAGGCTTCCATTGCTACATGAACCCGAGCACGGCCGCGCAAGGATTGCTGAAGCTGCACTCACTGCCAATGCACAACGCTGATTTGCCGAACGATGACTACCCTGATTTATCGCAGATGGAGATTTTCAAATGATGTTTCTCTGTTTCTGCATTGGGGTAGTTGTAGGCATGCTCCTAACACTTATCGCAATCGTTGCAGCGGTGTTTCATCGATGATACTGATAATCGTGCTTGGTGCTTTTCTAATAGGGTTCATCACCGGCTCATTGCTAGCCCGATGGATTGATAGGGGAATCGGATGACCGACAGATACGAGATCGCGGTAGGCCGCGAAGAGAACAATGTGATCTTGAAGATAGGCCGGGTGTACAACACGCAGCTCGGCCAACCGACTGTCGATATCATGTGTATTGTGCCGATCGACATCCAAGGGGCGCTGGATATCGCCGAAGCGATGGCGGGCAAAGCGTTCGAGTGTGAAGGCATGATACCGAAAGCAGGGGAAGCGTTGAAGGTGGAGTTGGCGGAAAGACACGCGAAGAAGTTAGTGCCGAAGATTGTTTTGATGCTGCGTAGCTTGCACGATAAGAACTTGCAATATCAGGCTGAAGCGATTGTTGGTGAATGTTTGAGTGAGGTGTTGGGATGAGCATAAAGTTAAAAGACGAAATGGTGGAAGAGATGGTCGCTTTGAGCGAAATAGCGGTAAAGCAAGCGATTATTACTTTGACAGAGATCGCTAAGGAAGGAACGGAAGAACAACGCGTAAGAGCTTCAGATATTTTATTGTGCATTTTTTCTCGACCGGTAAAAATGCCATGACAAACATTTGCGTAATACCAGCGCGCGGCGGATCACGCCGTATTCCGAAGAAGAACATCAAGCTCTTTCACGGTAAGCCGATTATCGCTTACAGCATTGAGACAGCGAAGGCAAGCGGATTGTTCGATGAGATTTACGTTTCAACGGATGATGTAGAAATCGCTAACGTAGCCGCGCAGTATGGGGCCAAGATTCACAAGCGCCCTGAAGAATTGGCGAGAGATGAAGTTGGGACGCAGGAAGTAGGACGTGCTTTTTATGATTGGTTAGATAACAACAGAATTAATGAGATGTGCTTGATTTATGCTACGGCGCCAATGCTTCGAGTAGAAGATTTAAGGGGTTCTTACAGGCATTTATTGCGGGGGGACAGGTGTGGTTTCGTTTTTTCAGTTGGCGCAAATCCGCTTCGAGATGCGGGCATGTTTTATTGGGGGGAAGCTTTTCTTTGGTCGCATGAGTGTTATGAATTAATAGATTTTAATAGCTCCATGTGGCCTATCCCAGAAAACCGTATCTGTGACATCAACACCCCCGAAGATTGGGAACGCGCCGAGCGTATGTACGAGGAGCTGCACAAATGATCGAAGTCACTGACGCAATGCTCGATTTAGGACAACTGCTTTTGGAAGAACTTGGCAAGAACGAGATGTCCGAGCGCGAGACTATCAAGCAGATGTTCGTGCAGATGTACGAGATGGCCAAGCCTGTTGAGCGTCAAGTGGCGCAGCAGCGGTCGTCAGCTTCAGTAAGCGACACGCATAGGCAGAGACTCAAAGGGTTGCTGATTGATTTCGAAGTGCCGTTCAAAGGGCACAAAGGAGGAGCGATTGAGATGATGGAGCACGAACTGGTTTTTCATTTCGATCAGGATGAGAAGTTTTTTGAAGTTGTCGATAAGAGGTTGCTATGACACCACAAGAAGAATTTTGGAAAGGCGAATTCGGGGATGATTACACCAAACGTAATCGCGTTGACTGGCGTGCGCGCATTCCGTTTTGGGAAGGCATAATCCATTATACTGGAGCGCGGTCGGTATTAGAGTTCGGTTGCAATGCTGGGTGGAATCTCAGCGCCATCCAAAGAGCATTTCCTCACACGGGGCTGAGGGGAGTAGAAATAAACTATAACGCCTTGCACCAGGCGAGTTCGGCCGGTCTTATTGTTTACGATAACATTTACGGGGAATCTGAACTTGTCTTCACGGCCGGCGTGCTTATCCACATCCCGCCCGAGCAACTTCGCGACACCATGCAAAAACTGATTGACGCTAGCTGCGATTATGTACTCGCTGTTGAGTATGCGGCGGACGAAGAAACGGAAGTCGAATACCGTGGGCACAAGGAACGATTGTGGAAGCGGCCGTACGGTAAGCTTTATGAACAAATGGGGCTCATCTATGTGTGGAGGGGGAAAGCGGAAGGGTTCGACAACTGTGATTTTTGGTTGATGAGGAAGCCATGATCTTCAAACGCTGCACTCGGTGCCTCTACCCCTGTACCAAACCGGACCTACATTTCGATGAGCAAGAGGTTTGCTCCGCATGTCGGTCTTTCGATAAACGTAAGACGATAGATTGGAAAACTCGTGAACAAGAACTTATCAGAATTTTGGAAACCACGCCCAAGAACGGCTCTGGATACGACTGTATTATCCCGTCGTCAGGTGGTAAAGATTCTCATTGGCAAGCACTTCGGCTTCTGGAACTCGGTGCGCGGCCTTTGGTTGTTACGGCGACCACATGCCATCCTACAGCGATTGGGCATGCGAATATTGCTAATCTCGCTCGCTACGCGACCACCATTGAGGTATCGCCAAATAAAACCGTTAGAAGGAAATTGAACCGTGCTGGATTGGACTTGGTTGGTGACATTAGTTGGCCTGAACATGTCAGTATCTTCACTACTCCCTTCAATATGGCTTGCTCTTTGGGTATACCTCTTATTTTCTACGGGGAAAATCCTCAGGAAGCCTACGGCGGCCCGCAAGGGGCGGATGAAGCGAAACAAATGACGCGTCGTTGGGTGTCGGAGTTCGGTGGTTTCCTCGGACTTCGGCCACAGGATCTTGTTGGCTACGATGGAATTACCGAGCGCGATATGCAGGATTACATGCCCCCGAAAGACGAGGACATCGCGCGCATTGGTGTGCAAGCATACTTTCTTGGGCAGTTTTACGAGTGGGATTCTCTTCGTAATGAAGAAGTAGCTGAAGCAGCAGGTATGAAACAAGAACGCCCTTACAGAGCTAATCTTTGGTGGGGGGAGAATCAAGACAATGCACAAACCGGATTGCACGATCACATGATGTACCGGAAATACGGGTATGGGAGAGGATGCGCCCAGGCCAGTGTTAATTGTCGAAATTTTCCGGGAGGAAGAGAATCTCTTTTAGCCTGGTTGGAACAATCCGATGGTTTGTTTCCTTTCAGTTACATGGGCGTTTCGATTTATGATGTTCTCGAACCACTCGGCCTTACTTTCGATGACTTAATTCCTATCTTGGACCGCTTCACCAACTGGGATCTGTTTCATCGAGTTGAAGACCTACGACCGATATTGAAGGAGTTCGAATAATGGAGAGTTGCTTTTTGATAGGTGTTACTTTAATAGCCTCAGGCCTCATTGTCATAATAATTACCGGCGTTGTAGCATTGTTCCAAATGATCTAATGCTTGCCACTAGAATAATTCCTACGCTCCTTTGCCGCGGCCGGCAGTTGATCAAAGGCAAGCAGTTCAATAGCTGGCGATCGGTCGGGCTCGCTGCGCAAGCAGTGCGTATTCATCAACAACGCGGGGTTGATGAGTTGATACTGCTCGACATCGCAGCGACGCCCGAAGGCCGCGGCCCGGATCTTGATCTTATTCGCGAGTTGTCGGAAGTGTTGTTCTGCCCGCTGACGGTGGGCGGCGGCGTGAAGTCGATCGATGATGTTCATGCACTGCTTAACGCAGGCGCGGATAAGGTAGCGATTAAGACAGCGGCGTATAAAGATCCGGAAATAGTGCGGAAGATAGCTGATAGATTCGGATCGCAGGCTATTGTGGTGGCGGTGGATCACAGATTTAGTAAGTTGTTGGGAATGGACATCGAAATAGCTGACGCTGAATACTTTCAAGAGCAAGGCGCGGGGGAAATACTTCTTACTTCGGTAGATAGAGAAGGAACAATGGAGGGGTACAACTTAGCGGTTGTCGCAAATGTCGCAAGGCGCGTGAACATACCAGTCATCGCCCACGGCGGGTGCTCAGGTTACGAAGACATGTACAACGCAATACAGGCAGGCGCCAGCGCGGTAGCAGCAGGGGCGTTGTTTCAGTTTACCGACTGCACGCCACGTGGCGCTGCGGAGTATTTGAAAGCAAGAGGAGTGGAGGTGAGAACGTGACGCTAGATCAAAAGTGGAAAAGGAATTTAGAAACAAGACCAGGGCATTATTTTGCTTTGCATCTTCGAAATGGTAATTATTCGATTCATAAATATCGAAAGCAGAAAGCTTACAAATGATTCTTCGCGATGTATACAGCTACTACAACGAGGGGGCGGATCATTTGCTTTATCAGCTTCTTGGGGAACGTACGCAGGACCAATCCATCTCGCATAAGAAAATGCCGACGATGGAGGAGCATCGCGCGTTTATTAAATCGCATCCTTACAAAAAATGGTGGCTGTTGTATGCCCCGGATGTTGGTTACGTTGGTTCTATTTACATATCGAAGCAACGTGAAGTAGGGATAGCTATTTTCCAGAAGTACCAGAAAAAGGGATACGGTAAAGAAGCGTTGGAACTACTCAGGCAGAAGTTTCCAGGTAAGTTAGTAGCGAATATTAATCCGAAAAACGAACAGTCAAAGCGCTTTTTCGAAAGCGAGGGCTTCACTTTAAGGCAGCATACATATGTTTACGAATAAACCATTCATAGTAGCGGAAATGTCAGCTAACCATCTCGGTTCATTAGATCGAGCACTGAAGATTTGTAAAGCAGCGAAGGAAGCCGGAGCAGACGCGGTGAAACTTCAAACATTCACACCTAGTCGAATGGTAGGTAAGCCTGAGTACATTATCCCTAATGGGCCATGGGCCGGTCGAGCGTTGATCGATTTGTACGATGAGGCACATACGCCGCGCGCGTGGCATAAGCAGCTTTTCGATTATTGCAAGGAATTAGGAATTGTTTGTTTCTCCACACCGTTTCATCCTGACGATGTGGACTTTCTTGAAACACTCAATTGCCCGATTTACAAGATTTCGAGTTTTGATATTGAAGATAGGGAACTGATTGAGCGTTGCGTAAGGACGGGCAAGCCGATTATTCTTTCCACTGGTATGGCGACGAAAGAACAGATACGTCGAGCCATCAGTTGGTGCGAGCATGCCCACACCTTAACGATTTTGAAATGCACAAGTGCTTACCCCGCAGCTATCGAAGACGCTCATCTGCAAACGCTTTTCGATATGAGTTATGAGGCTAGTAGGTTCGGTGTTTCGGACCATACCCTCGGGTATTTAATTCCGATCATGGCGACGGCCATGGGCGCTACGGTTATTGAGAAGCATCTCACGTTGAGTCGGGGGGATGGAGGCCCGGACGCCGCGTTTTCTATGAACCCGGAAGAGTTCGGGCAGATGGTAACAGTATGTCGCGCAGCTAAAGCCGCTTTAGGTAGAGTGGTTTATGGTCCTGGTGAAAGCGAGCGCGAAAGTGTTGAACTGCGCAAGTCTTTATTTTTCAACCGAGCGCTTCGTGAAGGAACTGTGATCGAGAGGGAGCACTTGAAGATAGCGCGGCCGGCTTTGGGTCTTTCACCGGTTAAGCTCAAGGAAGTATTAGGCAAAAAGCTAGCATATTTCGTACTCGCAGGAGATCCTGTTACCGATGACTCCTTCTATCACTAAGTTGAGTGTGTGGGGCCTCATGATGGACGAGCTTGAAGAGCGCGGCTACAAGGTCGCCCAACTTAGTCGTGATGTCAACAAGACACCTCGTACCGTGTGGAACTGGCGGTACGGATACACAGAGCCTTCTTACACACAAGCTTGCATTTTCCTCAGGGCCTATCGCTCGATCGTCGGCTCTACAGAACGGAAATATATTTCCGAAAATCCTTGATTTCTTCCTTCCTGGTTTAGTATGTCGTTATTTGCTCGGTAAAAATGAGTGAAGCTGACGACGATGACGTTCCGATCAAAGGCAAGTTCAGGCCGGAGATGGTCCAGCAAGCCTATAAGCTTTATTTGCTTGGGCGCACCGATGAGCAGGTCGCAGACTTCTTTGGGGTAAAGAGGGACGCTATTTACGTTTGGGTTAGAAATAGACCTGAGTTTAGGGAGGCGCGTAAAGAAGGTAGGGTAGCGGCGGACGCTAATGTGGCCTCAAGCACTTACGATAATTGCCATGATAGGAAGATCAAGGTCAAGAAAAAGAAGTGGCTGAATACGAAAGACGGACCTTGCGAAGTAGAAGAAGAAGAAGAAGTGTTTGTGAGGGCGGATTCAAGAGCGCAGCAGTTTTGGATGCAGAATCGCCACCCTGAATTATGGAACAAGCAAGCTCAAGCGAGTCTTGAGAAAGAAGTAAAGCATGAAGAGAATCTTATCGAGCTGGCTAAGTTTATGTGTTTCACAATAGCCAAGGCTTCGAAAGAAGTAACGATTGAGCCGAGTAAAGAACCTATCGTCATTGAGCAAAAGAAAGAAGGGGAAGAAGAATGAGCATCGAGCAAGAGATCACGGATTTGACGGCGGAAAATACGAGCCTTGAGGCAAAGTTGCTGCATGGGCGCGTCGTTCTTCAAGCATTGCAAAGAGCACTCAGCACGGATTTTCTTGATACGTTAAAGCTCGTAATTGAGGAAGGCTATTTGTCCGAACTTATTCAGCGGCTAGGCTACAGCCAGGAGTTGAAAGATAAAGCCGCTGAATTGACGACCGTGGCGACAGCTCCCGCGTCGGTTGAAACTGAAGTTGTCGCAGCCTCAGTGGCGCAATAATGGCTCTCGTTCCCGCTCTTGCGCCGGATACGCATTGGCCCCCACGTCCGTATTACGTACGTAATCTTACAACTGCGGGTAATCCAACGGCTATAGCTGCGTCCGGCGATAAGATAGCGCACATGGGGCGTGTCTATAACAAAGATTTAGCTACGAAGAATATCAGCAGCATTTCGTTTCGAACAGGCGCAGTAACTTTTAACGTGGCAAGTGTTTTAACGGTTTCCTTGCAGAATCTTTCGGCTACTGGCGTTCCAATGCGCGTTTCAGAATCAGTGCTACAAAGTGGAACGCTTACCGGCGTTGCGCTGGTAGCGAATTCGTGGAATACGGTTACATTAGGAAGCAATCTTACCGGTGTTACGTTAGGGCAGGCGTTGGGCGTCTGTTTTGATATAACAACCTTCAATGCAAGTGATTCTGTTTTGATTGCGTCTTGGCGCAATGCCGATAATACCCAAGAAGGTTCATTAGGAGTTTCAAAGAAAACTACAGGTACGTGGGCTTCCGCAAATTCCTTTCCGAATATAGTTTTTGGTTTTGATGATGGTACGTTCGGAACGTTTTTCGCTTCTCTACCTATAAGTACTGCGCCCGCTACGGCGGCGTTTTATACGGGGTCTTCTCCTAACGAATACGGAATGCAGTTTACAGCTCCTTTCAGTTGCAAGGTAGTTGGTGCGTGGGCGCAAATACAGCATACGACATCAGCGGCCATAGGAACGCTGTCACTTTACGATTCCAATTCAAATTCGTTAGCTTCTGCAGCTATAGGCACAGGAGATTTAAATGTTACTGGTAGTCCTGAAGCAAAGTTCCTGATATTCGGTAGCGAGGTAACGCTGATCAAGGGCAATATTTACTATCTTGGATTGGCAGCGGGGGGAGCTACGACGTCAGGTGATACCATGCTGCTTTGGGATTATACATTAGGTTCAGCAGCGCATTTTCAGGCGCATTCAAATGCGGATACTTGCTACCTAGTAAGCAGAACCAATACAGGAGCGTGGTCTACTACCACTACCGCGCGGCCGATGATGGGGGTAATAATTTCGAGGCTTGATGACGGTAACGGGGCGTCTGGTGGGGCAAGTGGGTCCGGGGCCGGGTTTTACAATAAGTACGATGCGCTCAATCGTTTTTAGGAAAAGTAAATATGGCCAAGTTAACGGCAGAATCCAGGAAGAAGATACCAGCGAAGAAATTTGCATTGCCGGAACAGCGGAAGTATCCGGTAGAAGATAAGGCGCACGCAGCTAATGCTAAAGCGCGGGCGTCGCAGCAATATAACAAAGGGGGTATTTCAAGTTCCACAAAGAACAAGATCTTCGCAGCGGCGAATACGGTGTTAGGAAAGAGGAAGTAAATGTTTTCCGAGGGCGGCGGAGTAGGCGCCGGGGGCATGAACCAAAAAGGGGGCCTTGGTCGTGGCGGGATGGGCCGAGGGTCATTAGGAGGGGGTTAGGAGAAGGTTATGAGACCAGTTGGCGTTTTACATCCCACAGATGGGATACCAGTTCCGGCGGATACGGTTAACACGTTGTTGATTGCGAACAGCAGTGGTCAGGCTCTTGATTGGCCGACGAACACGCAGATAGTGCGATTGAGCGGGTGGACAACTGCAGGCGCGAGCTTGAACTTCATGGTGAACATGTTTAGTACTCAGTGCGCAGTACCTGCGAGTGGGTCTAGCTCAGCAACGGCTGCTAGTTCAGGCGTCAATATACCGGTTAATGCGGTTGGATCATTCCAAGTACCAGGAGTCTCTACAGGGTATTCAATAGCGTCTCTGTCCTGTGGGTACATCATGGCTGAGTGTTGGAGAAAGTAGGAGGACCGTGCCGGCCCGGTAGACCGGTCCTTCGCAGCAGCTTTTAAGCGAGCAACTACAAAGAGGGAAATGAAATGGCCTACAGTTTGACGCAGTTACGCAATTTAATTATGACAAGTATCTACGGACGTCGGCTCGGTCTGGATGTTAACGAAAACATCATTGGACCAAAAGTTTTAAAGCGACCAGTAGCGGCTGGGACTTCCGACACTACCGGAACCAACTTACCCAATTACGGGTACAGCAGCGTTGTGACAACTACGGATGATACTTGGGTGTTGGATAACCCATACGTCGGCGCTGAGGTTACGCTAATGACCGGATCATCTTCTACAGGCATTCACAGTATTAATCTCGGGGGCTCTTTAGCGTACAGCACTCAAGGTATTGCGGGTTCTACTGTTGTACTTAGCGGTATGGGGGCTTCGATAACACTGCTCGGGATTAGTACGGCTCTTTGGCAAGTTATCGGTCGGTCTGGTTCGTCGGCCAGTAACTATGTTTCTTCGTAAGAAGACCTGGAGGAGGAATTCTTATGCTGAACACGACACGAAAGAAAATAGCGTTAGTTGGGAGCGCTCCGTCTTCATTACGGTTGGCACCTTTTGATAATCCTGAGTGGTTTATCTTCGGAGTTAGCCCAGGTGCATATGGTGCCGCGGGTAATCGGGCGCATGCTTGGATGGAGAATCACAGATGGGAACCGCAAGTACCGGGTGTGCTGGGAACAGGACAACCCTGGTTCTCTCCGGAATACGTTGAGTATCTGACAAGGTTTGCGGGCGATGTCTGGATGTCGGAACCACTTCCAGCGGAAATACCCCACGCGAGAGCTTTACCAGTTGGTACTTTAATCGAGAAGTATGGCCCCTACTTTTTCACTTCCTCTCTGTCCTGGATGTTTGCTATGGCGTTGGAGACGCCGGGGGTAGAGGAGATTGGTTTGTGGGGTGTGGATATGGCGGCTACTGAGGAGTGGAATCAACAGCGGCCAGGATGCCAATACTTCATTACACTGGCAGCGCAACGTGGTATTAAGGTAACAGTTCCTCCTGAATCAGATCTACTTCAGCCAGCTTACTTCTACGGTGTAAGCGAAAACTCGCCGATGATGATTAAGCTAACAGCGCGTAGGCATGAGTTGCAGCAGAGGTTAAACGCCGCCGATGCTCGGGCGTCTCAAGCGAGAGATGAGGGGATGTTTCTCCGTGGGGCCATAGATGATATCAACTACATGGTCAACACTTGGGTTTCGTTTCAATCATTCGTTGAGCCAAAGATGGGGGCGACCGGTAACGAGGTAAGAGCGAAAAATTTTGAACCGGAGCACAAGCATGCTTGTGAGCAAGCGGTACGTGTAGGGAATGATCCTGAAAAGTACATGAAAAGCGGGCTCGCATACATTAATGAAGCAGCGAAATATTTTTGATGAGTCTTCTTGATGAAATGATGCTAAAGCTAGCTGCTCTGCCACCTGAGCAGTTAGCCGCGCTTACCCAGAAGATAGGGGATGCGCAGCGTTATCAAAAGAAGAAATGGGTTCCGAATCCCGGTCCACAAACCGAAGCGTATTTGTCCGAAGCTGATGAAGTATTTTACGGGGGGTCTGCCGGTGGAGGTAAATCTGATTTGTGCCTTGGGCTCGCACTTAACGAACATGAACGTACCCTTTACTTGCGTGAGTACCTGGATGACGCCCGAGCAATGGCTGAACGAATGTTGGAAGTCGTTGGAAACCGGGAAGGATACAACGGACAGCTCTTACATTACCGAACAAAAGAACGAACCATAGATTTCGGAGGTTGCCGTAATGACGCAGAAAAACAACGGTATAAAGGAAAACCTCACGATCTTATCGTATTCGATGAAGTGTCAGACTTCTTGGAATCAGTCTATACGTTTGTCATTACATGGAACAGATCTACAACTCCCGGTCAGCGTTGCCGTATTGTCGCCGCTGGGAATCCGCCCACTAGACCAGAAGGATTGTGGGTCATACGAAGATGGGCACCTTGGTTGGACCCAAGACACCATAATCCGGCGAAGCCAGGTGAACTCAGATGGTTTCTTCGAGACAAAGACGATAACGACTTGGAGGTTGACGGACGAGGACCCTTCCTAGTTGACGGCAAACCTACCTACGCTCGGTCGCGCACGTTCATTCGAGCGAAGCTGGAAGACAATCCTTATCTGACAGTGAATAACGATTATGCGTCAAACCTTGATGCACTGCCGGCCGTCTTGCGTGCGGCGTATCGGGATGGTTTGTTTGACGCGAGTCTTCGGGATTCGCCTAATCAAACGATACCGACGACGTTTGTCAGGGAAGCGCAAGCACGGTGGACAAGTGTTCCGCCTTCTGAAGTACCGATGTGCGCCATTGGTGTAGATCCTTCGGGCGGCGGCGATGATCCAATGGTGCTTGCTCCGCGTTTCGATGGGTGGTATGCCCCTCTTGTTTCCATACCAGGAAAGAAGATCGACAAGATTAAATCAGGGGCGAGTGGCGCGGCGATTGTTATACAACATCGTAGAGACAAAGCGCTTATCGTGCTCGATATGGGAGGCGGATACGGCGCAGGGATTTACGAGCATTTGCACGACAACTCGGTTGAGATATCGATTTTCAAAGGTGCAGAGTCTACTTCGCGTCGTGGTTGTGAAGGCAAAATGAAATTCGTTAACAAGCGTTCCGCCGCTTATTGGTTGTTCAGGGAAGCGCTTGACCCCGGTCAACCGAATGGTTCCCCTATTCAACTTCCGGATGATCCCGAGTTAACGGCGGATTTAACGGCACCTGAGTTCAAGGTGACGCCGCATGGTATTCAGGTTGAGCGTAAGGAAGATGTCGTTGAGCGTCTCGGCCGTTCGCCGGATAAAGGCGACGCTGTGGTCATGGCGTGGTTTGAAGGACCGAAGAATATCACGCACGCGATGGAGTGGTTGGAAAATGGTGGTAAGAATCGTACGCCTAAAGTGATCACGAAGCGTCAGGCGTTAACGGCGAGATACGGGAAAGACTGATGATTACCGTACAAAGAGAAAAATTCAGCGATGTCTACGAAGAATCGAAAGCCCTTTTAGAAGAGCATTGGTCCGAGATATCCAGCTTTTCAGACATAAAGCTAAACGTCGATCATGCTCTATATAGCTGCGCAGAAGAAAAAGGAATACTCCGGGTTTTCACTATTAGAGACGACAGTGTTTTAGTTGGTTACCTAGCGACGTTTGTAAGAGGGCACATCCATTACAAGGAGAGTCTTCAATCTTTTGTCGATGTTGTGTTTCTAAAAGAAGAGTATCGAAATGCCGGAACCGGAAAGAAGCTGATAGATTTCGTTGATAACAGTTTGAAAGCCGAAGGGGTACAGATTAACCAGCATCATGTAAAGATCAAACATCCAGCTTTAGGTAAATTGCTTGAACATTTAGGTTATGAAACGGTGGAGACAACTTACGTAAGGAGATTAGACAAATGGCCGGGTCAGTGATAGCGGCGGTTATAACGGCGGTAGCGGCTAGCGATAGCGCGCGCTATCAATCAAACACCCAAAGAGATATGCAGAAGCGTGCGTTGGATCAGCAAAATGCTTTGGCTCAACAGCAGCAAGCGCAAACAGGGCAGACGGATCAAACAGGAACTAATCCGAATGTAGCCGCTACTTCTACACCAACAATGCCAACCCCGGACGCTCAAGCCGTGACGCAGGCGAAGCAGCAGTCCATCGCTGCGCAGGTTGCAAGGCGCGGTAGAGCGAGCACGATCCTTACCAATCCTAATCCGCCTTCGGAAACACTAGGATGAACGTCAAAGAACTGGTTGAAATTGGTGAACAGCTCTTCAGTAAGAAACGGCCGCTGGATGCTTTGCACCAGGAAATAGCGGAACACTTCTATCCCGAACGAGCGGACTTTACCGTTCGGCGTAGCCGGGGAACGGACTTTGCCTCTAATCTGATGACTTCCTATCCAGTGCTTTGCAGAAGGGATCTAGGCAACCAGTTCGGAACTATGCTTCGACCAGTGGCGAAGCCTTGGTTTCATCCGAGACGCCGGTTCAATAACAAGCCAGAAGACATCGAAACCATGCGGTATCTGCAGTGGTTCGAAGAAGTCATGCGCCGAGCGATGTATGACCAAGCTTCGTTGTTTACCAAGGCAATGAAAGAAGGGGATCACGATATTGCTGCGTTTGGACAGTGTGCTTTCTCCATTGAGTTGAACAGGCGTGCGGATGGGCTGCTTTTCCGTTGCTGGCCGCTTCGTGATCTTGCTTGGGAAGAGGATGAAGATGGTCAAATCTGCTATGTGTTTCGTAAGTGGAAGCCGACAGCTCAAGTGCTCTATCGGATGTTCGGAGACAAGATAAGCGATAAGCTGAAAGAAGTTGTTCGCAAGACACCGTTTGAGGAAGTTGAAGTAATGCACTTGGTTGTCGACGCGGAGCTTTATGATGGTAAAAGCAGCGGACGAAAGCGTTGGTCTATTTGGTACGATCTTCAACACGAGCATGTGATGGAAGAAGTACCGATACATGGCAAGCATTATGTCATTCCGAGATGGCAGACACCCCATGGTACGTTGTGGGGCTCGCAGTACGCCAGCTCACCATCGGTGATCGCGGCATTGCCCGACGCTCGGTTGATCCAAGCCATGACGTTCACTTTGTTGGAGGCAGGAGAGAAGGCTACATCTCCGCCGATGATCGCGACGAAAGACGCTATCCGTTCTGACATCGCGCTTTACGCAGGGGGCATAACTTGGGTCGATTCCGATTACGATGAAAAAACTGGTGAGGTGCTTCGACCGCTCCAACAGGATTTCAGAGGATTCAATTTCGGTACGCAGTTGAATCAGGATACCCGGCAGTTAATTTACAAAGCATTTTATCTAGATACGTTGACGATTCCGCAGCGTACACCGGAGATGACGGCATATGAGGTTGGGCAACGTGTTCAGCAATATATCAGGGATGCTTTACCGTTGTTTGAGCCTTTGGAGCACGAGTGCAATGGAGCAATCTGTGAGGAGGTATTTGGCCTCCTCATGCGAAATGGAGCGTTCGGCTCGCCGGGGAATTTCCCGCGCCAAATGCGAGGGATGGATATCGACTTCCGTTTCGAGTCGCCACTTCACGATGAGATCGAAAAGCAGAAGAGCCAGCAATGGATGGAGGGTAAAGTGCTGATTGCGGACGCAGTAGCATTAGATCCTTCGGTCGCGTTTATCGTTGACGCGCCTACAGCATTGCGCGATACGCTATCCGCCATCATGCCGGCGCAGTGGCTTAATACTAAGGCCAAGACCGATGAGCTTATGAAGAAGCAACAGCAAGCGCAACAAGCGCAAAGCATGCTAGCGGCGTTAGAGCAAGGTAGCAAGGCAACTGCAAATATTGCCGGAGCGCAGAAAGACATGGCTACCGCGAATCAAACGGGCGCTAATACACAATTACTATGAAGCAGAAGCGTTTAGGGCCTTGGGAACCGGCGTCGTATCAAGCAGCAGATGCTAGTGCATTGCAGGCATTAGCCGCAGGTGTGGCGGATGAGTACCAGCAGAAACACGTGCTCAGGTGGATTGTGGAGGTAGCAGCGGCTACATATGACCAATCGTTTTGGCCTGGTGGTGAAGACGGTCGGCGTAATTCAGACTTTGCCGAGGGGCGCAGGTTCGTAGGCAATTCGATTGTTAAGATGCTGAAGGTAGATGTACAAGCTTTATTGAGAGAGGAGAAGAAAGATGTTTAAGACGAAATTCAGGTTTGAAGACGAGACGCCGGGAGCAGCAGGTGCGGCGGCAGGAGATAAAGGAGCTGCGGCGGGAGACGCAGGAGGGGATAAAGGCGCGGCTGGCGATAAAGGCTCAGTTACTCCTCCATCTAAAAGCCCATGGCCGGATAATTGGGCGCATGAAATAGTAGACGGAGATGAAACGCTTGTCCCACGGATCTCACGCTATACCTCGCCGAAAGAGTTGGCAAAAGCGCTTATTGCTACTCAGAACAAGATTCGCTCTGGCGAGTACAAAGCAGCATTGCCGAAGGACGCTAAGCCCGAAGAAGTAGCGGAATGGCGTAGGGACAATGGCATCCCCGAAGCACCTGAGAAGTACGATATCAAGTTGGCCGATACATCTGATAAAGAAATTGTCGGAGATTTTCTGAAAACGGCACATTCGAAGAATTTCACTCCGGAGCAGGTTAAAGCGGCTTTAGAGTGGAATAGTGCTTATCAGGAGAAGTTGAATCAAACGCAGCAAGCCAAGGACGATACGGATAAGATAGCAACCACCGATGCGCTTAACGTGGAGTGGGGCGGCAATTACCGACGCAACATCAACATGGTTAATAACCTCCTGGAGCAGTTTCCGAAAGGGGTAAGCGAGTTATTGGCGCAAGGCAGGCTCGCGGACGGTACAGCGATATTCAATCATCCGGAAATAGTGAAAGGTTTTGCACGCATTGCTTTTGAATTGAATCCAACGGCGACGGTGGTTCCGCGCGGGGGAGATGGCACCAAGGCGCTAGAAGCTGAGTTAGCCGACATTCAAAAAGTCATGCGTACTGACCGCAATAAGTACAACAAAGACGTAGCAATGCAGGAGCGATACAGAGAGCTTCTTACCGCACAGGAGAAGCTGAAAACGCGAAAAACGTAGAAATTTTTTTCCGAAAAAACAAGTATACTCGCAAATGGTGCTATGTTACGCGTAGCACCATAAGCTCGGCCCCGAAAAGGGCTTGAAGCCAGCCCCCGATAAGGGCTTCCCTGGCGTCAGCATGACGGCTTCCCCGGAGCGATGGGTAATTTCATCGTTTAATGGAGAATTCAATCATGTCTGATACCGCATTTCAGACTCAATACCGCCAAGAGTTTATCGCGGCATTTGAGCAGCATCAAACTTTGCTTCGGGAAACGGTTACAACCGAAGCTGTCGTTAAAGGTAATCAAGCAATTTTCTTGGTAGCAGGTTCCGGCTCCGCCGCGGCAGTAACGCGTGGCGTTAACGGCCTTATCCCTGCGCGCGCCGATTCGTTGACCCAGAACACCTGTACGTTAGCTGAATGGCATGACCTAGTACGGAAGACTGAGTTTAATATCTTCGCGTCTCAAGGTAATCAGCGATCTATCATGCAAATGACTTCGATCGCTGTTGTTAACCGCAAGATAGATGAGCTGATCATCAATCAGCTTAACACCGGTTCGGTAACGATCGGTAGCTCCACCACGCTTCCTAATGTGTCGTTGTTTCAGAACGGTCGTGTGAAGTTGTCCAATGCTTCCGTGCAGTGGGACAACAATATAACGTTACTTTGTCAACCTTCTTTCTTCGCGTACTTGGAGCAAGCACCTGAGTTTTCGAACGCTCAATGGGTGGATATCCGCCCCTACGCAGGAGAAAACCCAAGTTGGAAGGATCGCAAGGGAGCGTACCGTTGGAGAAGTGCGTTGATCATCGAGCATCCGAATCTTCCCGGTAAAGGCACCTCAAGTGAAAAGTCGTTCCTTTATCACCGCAATGCTGTTGGTCAATCGATGGGCGACGGCGGGGTGGATTCGACGGTTGGTTATAACGAAGAGCAGCAATATTCGTTCGCTCGGGTATCTGCTTTCATGGGCGCCGTGGTTCTACAGAACACCGGTATCGTAGTTATCACGCATGACGGCAGCGCTTACGCGTAATAGGAGATTTAATCATGGCTTACGTCGGCACTACAGCAGCAAGTTCTTTGGTCAATCCCCCGGCTTCCATACCGGTAGCCGTTGGGGGAGCGTTCGCGAATTCGGGTTCCACGGTCGGTACTGGTGGTCGGATCTGGTTGTACAACTCGACCAACTCAAGCACGGTGATGGTGGGTTCGAATTTCTTTATCGATGCTTATTACATCGGCATGAAGCAGGGTGACGTGGTGATTTACAGCGGCTCTACCGGTTCTTCGGCTTTTGTGGGGATCGGTATTCTTGGCGCGGTAACAACCTCCGGAGCGGCTTTAACGTCTACCGGTGGTTTCGTGAGTTCCACAGCTAATAGTTAATTCTCGTACGCAAGCGACAAGGCCGGGGCAGAGCCGGCCTTTTTCACATTAGGAGGGGGAAGAACAAATGGACGGTGTAATTACAGTACGCAGGGTAATGGTGCAGCAGTCGAGTTTAAAGGAGCTATCGTTTCAACGCATTCCTTGGTACATCGACGCGCCTGAAGGATCTAGCTGGCAGGATATCACAACGCCTTTGTACTTTGCGGCTATTGCGGGTTCGCTGAAAGAAGGGGATCGCATCGAGATCGTTGCTTATGATCGAACTTGGTTGGCGGATGTTTTCATCGTATCGAGTAACGGCCGCAATGAGGCTAAAGGTGTGATTCTCGCGAAGTATCTTCTATCCGAAATAGCTAATCCGGTTGAGTCGCAGCAATACGCGGCGAAGTTTAATCCGCGATGGAAGTGGCACGTCATTCGTCTAGCGGATCGCGAAGTGATCAAGAAAGACATGACGGAAGTAGAAGCGAACGACTTTATCAAGAAGATGGAAGGTCTTACTTAATGGCGGCGCTCACTCGTCTTCAGATTTATAACGATGCTCTTATGTTTCTCGGTGAGCGCGCGTTGGCGTCTCTTACCGAGAACCGGGAGCCGCGTTATCTTCTGGATAATATCTGGAACAAAAACGGGATCAAAGTTTGTTTGGAAGCAGGGCAGTGGTTTTTTGCTATGCGCACTGAGCAGATTGATTACGATCCAGGTATAGAACCTACTTTCGGATACAACCGCGCATTTCAAAAACCTACCGATTGGGTTTTAACGTCGGCCGTTTGTGAAGACGAGTTTTTTCAATCTCCGCTTTTGAGATACAACGACGAAGCAGGGTATTGGTTTTCGGATATCGATACTATCTACGTTCGTTACGTATCCGATGATGCTGTTTATGGTAGTAATTTAGCTTTATGGCCGGATTCATTCGCAGAGTTCGTAGCCGCGCATTTTGCTTCCAAGATAGCACCGAAGCTAGCCAACAGTTTTGAAGAAGCGCAGAAAGTCTTAGCGCTCCGTAAGATGAAGCTGACGGAAGCCAAGAACAAATGCGCGATGGCGGATCCGACGCAATTCCCCGCGCGCGGGAAATGGGTGTTGTCCCGGAAGAAGGGAAGGACAACTCGCGACGGGGGCAATAGTAACGGCCCGTTGATCGGATGAGTGCTTCACAGCGCCCGCTTATTTACGCGTTCAACCGCGGGCGGGTATCTCCCCTTTCGCTCGCGCGCGTAGATCAGAAGCGCGTTGCACTTGGCGCGGATGTAATGACGAATTACTTACCGCGCGTTTTAGGGCCTATGACCCTACGTCCTGGGTGGCAGTACATAGGCGCCACAGCAAGCAATAATCAAGCGGTTTATATGGACTTCGTGTTCTCCACCACGGACACTGCTCTCGTGGAGCTTACTAATCAACTTCTGCGTGTATGGGTAAATGACTCTCTGGTTACGCGTGTCGCTGTTTCTACAACGGTCGCTAACGGTAATTTCGACGCCAACCTAACAAGTTGGGCGGACGCTGATGAAGCAGGTGGAAGTTCGGTATGGGTTGCTGGTGGCTATATGGGGCTCACTGGTAACGGTACGGCAGCGGCAATCCGGACACAGACGTTAGCGATAGCTGGCGCTGACCAGAATGTAGAGCATGCACTTCGGATCGTTATCAACAAAGGTCCGGTCACTTTTCGCCTTGGTTCATCCGCTGGTGGGGATGAGTACATCAACGAAGCGACGTTAGGTACAGGTACGCATTCTCTCGCGTTTACACCGACGGGCGCCAACGCGTACATTCAGTTTTCGAGTAGATTGAAAAGACAGGTTCTAGTTGATTCATGTAATGTTGAAGCGGCGGGGGTAATGACATTGCCGACACCTTGGGTTACCGCTGACATAAGCAAAGTACGTAAGGATCAGTCTGGCGATATTTTATTTTGTGCCGCATATGGCTATCAACAAAGGAAGATTGAAAGGCGAGCAACGCATTCTTGGTCTATTGTTCTCTACGAGCCGGAAGACGGGCCTTTCGATACTCAGAATGTTGGTCCCATTACTATTTCGGCAAGTGCGCTTACTGGTTCAATAACACTTACCGCTAGCGCAGCTCTTTTTTATAGCACACAGGTTAATAGCTTAGTTCGGCTAACATCAACCGGACAAGTTGTTAGTGCGGATGTAGTAGCGGAGAATAATTTTACGGACGCTATTACAGTGACCGGAGTTGGGACAGCGAGAAGTTTTACGTTATCCATAACCAATGTATGGGTCGCTACCGTTGAACTTCAACGGTCGTTCGATGGGGGCGCTACGTGGATTGATGTAGCTGGTTACACGGCTAATATTGCCACCACTTATAGCGACGGCTTAGATAATCAATCAGTGCAGTATCGTATTGGGGTGAAGACGGGTGATTTTACATCGGGCACTGTTAGCCTAACCCTATCTTATCCGCTTGGTTCTATTACTGGTGTGGCAAGGATTACAGCGTATACGAATAAGACTACGGTAACGGCCGACGTGCTTACAACGTTAGGGGGTACAGCATCTACTTTGCTATGGTCGTTTGGCAGTTGGTCGGATAGAAGTGGTTGGCCTTCCACGGTTCGCTTTCACCAAGGCCGCTTATGGTGGTCTGGTAAGAATGGCGTTTGGGGTTCGATATCGGACGCTTTTGATGCGTTTGATCCTGATTTTGAAGGCGACGCAGGCCCTATAAACCGCACCATTGGCTCAGGTCCAGTAGACAACATTAATTGGCTCATTTCGATTCAGCGCTTGATGCTTGGGGCTCAGGGCTCGGAGTTTACTGTTAAGGCATCTTCTTTAGACGAACCTATCACACCTACGAATTTCAACTGCAAGGCTTCCTCAAGTCAAGGCTCTGCGTCAATCGACGCAGCGCAATTCGATCAGAGGGGCGTTTTTGTTCAAAGAGGTGGCATTAAGATTTATGAGCTTGGTCCTGATCCAAACAACTACGACTACATTACTAAGGATTTAACGGTCTTAGTACCCGAAATGGGCAGTCCAGGAATCGTTAAGATAGCTATACAACGCCAACCTGATACGAGAGTACATGCTATCCGTTCCGACGGAACTGTAATGCTTGGCGTAATAGACGAAGCTGAGCAGGTCATTGCTTGGGTAGATGTCACAACTAATGGTGTTGTAGAAAACGTTGTTGTCTTACCAGGGCAAAATGGAAGCACAGAAGATCAAGTTTATTACGCAGTTAAGCGCACGATAAACGGTAGCACCGTACGCTATCTGGAGAAATGGGCAAAAGAAACAGAATGTAGAGGAGGTACGCTTAATAAACAGGCAGATGCTTTCATAACGTATTCCGGCGCTTCCACTTCTCTTATCACCGGTCTAGGGCATTTGGAGGGTCAAAATGTTGTTGTATGGGCAGACGGAGCTGACGTAGGTACTGATGATTCTGTTGTTCCTTGGGTCCAAAATTATACGGTTACTGGAGGGCAAATAATCCTAACGAGCGCGGTGTCAAATGCCGTTGTTGGATTAGGGTACACAGCACAATGGAAAAGTACGAAGTTAGGTTTGTACAACGCTACGCAAACAGATACTCCATTGAACAAACAAAAGATGGTTAAGCACTTGGGATTGCAATTGGCCTACGTCCATCCTAAGGGAATTCAATACGGTCCGGATTTCGATACGCTACAGGATATGCCTCAAATTGAAGCGGGAACGACGGTAGACGCTGATACGATTCGTCAGGCATACGATGAGCAGTCTTTCGAGTTTCCGGGCCGTTGGTTAACCGATAGCAGGCTTTGCCTACAATCCCAAGCACCTAGACCGTGTACGGTTCTTGGCGCTGTACCTGAGGTGAACATACCATGAGCGGGAGCATGTCGGGAATAGGCGATTTCTTCGGCGGGATGTCCGCTGGAGATTTTAAGCCATTGCTTAGTACTATCCCTACCGTCCTTAATTCCGTCGGGCAGGTATCTCAATATTCGGGTCAAAGGCAGATCGCAGCAGGTCAGGATCTCCAAGCCAATGCTTATACAGAGATAGGCCAACGCCGAGCGACGATAGCGGAGATAGAGGCAAAGCAACATGAAGCAAATGCCTTACAAGAAGTAGCATCGAGCCAGCGTACAGGCGCAGAGGATCAAAGACAGGCTAGGTTAGCGGCTTCACGAGCATTAGCAGTTGCGGCGGCGAGCGGCGGCGGCGCTTCGGACCCTACAGTTGTGAGCATCATTTCGCGCATTGCTGGTGAGGGGACTTATCGCTCGATGACCGATCTGTACAATGGAGAGGTAGCAGCTAAAAATCAATTACAGCAAGCACAAGCTAACAGGTACGAGGGAAGTATCGCTCAACTGGACGCACAACGCGCGGCCGCAGCGGCTCAAGCGCGCGCGAGCAATACACGCAGCAACGCGAACATCAACGCGCTCACCGGAATAGGGAAGTCTCTGTACGACAAGTATGGAAAAGATATCGATCCAAGCAAATCAACTTCTGATGGGGAATATACGAACGCTACGGATTTAGGTCTTTATGGAGATAGCGGTAGCAGCTATACGAACGCTACGGACTTAGGATTTTACGACTAATGGCCACCATACCAGATATCAACGCCCTCGGCGCGAGGCCGTCTCCAAAACCTAATCAAGATACCGCTCGATTTCAGAACCCGTATACGCATATGGAGCATGTTCCTGGTTCCGAGATGGAGAGCATAGGAAGGGAAAACGCGCAACAAGGACAGCGCTTTATTAATTTAGGTAGAGAAATCCAAGAAGAGCAACTTAAAGTTGACGCCATGCGCGCGGAAGACGCTTTTAATCAGCTTAGAAATTCTCAGTTGAATCTCGCTATAGGTGATGACGGCTTTACGAAGTTACATGGTGTCAATGCTTTACAGGGAGAGATATTAAAAAACTACGGGGGTAAGTTTGATCTTGAGCAGCAGCGCATAGCCGACAGCTTGCAAAACGATCAGCAAAAGCAATTGTTCTCTAAACGGGCGATGGTTTCTAAAACGCAGTTTACGCATGAGATGCTGAGCCATGTAGCAAAGGAAACCGATACCGCTAAGGATAATACGTTCAAAGGAACTGTCGCAGTTGAACAAGAAGCGGCGGCGGTTAACTGGCCAAATCCAGCGGCCATTCTTACATCGTTAAGCCGTATAGACGCCGCGGTTAACACGCGCGCCCAGGATTTAGGACTTGATGATAACTCTAAAGCTGCGCTTCTCCTACATGCTTCCTCTGGAGTTCATACCAGCGTAGTAAAACAAGCGCTAGCCAACGGTAACTTGAAATACGCTGAAGCATGGTACGAGCAGCACAAAGACCAGATAGATCCTAACGTAGCAGCCGGGCTAGCGAAGGCTGTGGAGGATGGAGCGCAGAAGCAACTTTTCAACGGATATCAATCACAGTTTCTAGCAGCGCGTGACAGCTCTAAAGCGTTATCTTCTCTAGAGAAAGCAGTGCTCAAAGATGATACGCTTAACGAAGATCGTAAGAACATTCTAATAGGGCGTATACAAAGCCGTGGCGAGGTGTTGGCTAATCGCGCTGAACGTCAACAAGCGCAATTTGAGAGACAACTTGAAAGGCAGATCAGCGCTGTTAATTCGTTAACGCTGCAGGGTTACGAACCAACGGCTGAGCAGATGGTTCCGCTGGTAGCAGCTTCCAAAGGTACTGCCGCAGAACCTATGGTAAGGCAGATGATTGCTACGGCCAACGCCACGCGGCAATTTCGTAACCAGGATTTCAGATCTCAAGAACAAACTATAACGCAGATGGAAGCCGCTGCACGTCAAGATCCGACCAAATTCGACGTTACGGCTGTAGCCAAATTTAAAGCGATTCACGAAGCGCAACAAAAAGCCGTGCGCGAAGATCCTACAACGTTCGCTGTTAGGCAAGGAATGGTCGATCCTAGAGATCCTGCGGCGGCGCCATTGAACTTGGCGCAGCCAGATCCTAATCAGTTGGCCGCTCGTTTCGATTTATCGAGAAGCATATCGTCTAAATATGCGGCACCAATGAAACCTCTTACTGAGGCGGAAGTAAATACTCTGACGGGAGCGCTTAGAGAAGCTAAGCCAGCACAGAAACAAACGATATTCAGTGCATTAGCGAAAGCATCGGGCAATGACGCAGCGGGTTATAAAGCTGTCATGAGTCAGGTAGCTCCTGATGATCCTGTTACAGCTCTCGCGGGTGTGTACGCTACAGGTGAACCGCGTAAACAGTTGGTATCTAATTATCTGCTTGAGGGGCAAGCTATACTTAAACCGAATCGCAAAACAGATGGCTCACCGGATAAAGGCAGCTTGTGGCCAATGCCCTCTGGCAATGATGAAAAAGAAATGAAAAAAGCTTTCGCTACCCAAGTAGGAGATGCTTATGCGGGCATGCCAAAGACTCAATCGGATCTTTACCAAGCTGCTGTCGCTTATTATGCCGGCAAAGCTATGAAGCAAGGTAAAGCCGACGGAGTGCTAGACACTGATATTTGGAAAGAAGCCGTTAACGCTGTTACAGGTGGGGTCGCTAGCTACAAAGGAAAACACGTCGTGCTTCCTTGGGGGATGGCTCCAGGTGATTTTAAAGACCAAATGAAAAGTCGGATAGACGTTTTGGGCGGGCTGTCGGAAGGCGTTACTCCTTCTAAAGTTCGTGACATGCCTGTGCAAGCTATAGGAGATGGAAAATATGTATTTCGTGCTGGTGATGGCATATTGGTTGATAAAAACAATAGACCGGTTGTAGTCGACTTGAACGCTCCGGTATATGGACCTTCTGAAGCTTCTGGGAAGATTAAGCAAGTAGATTACGGATTAAGAAATGACGGTACTAAAAAAGGTAGCGGTTGGCTTGGCGAATTGAAGAGACCAGATGGTGGCGTATCTACAGAGTTGTCCATAGGCGTTAATTTCGATGGTAAAGAAAGAGAGATACCTGCGCTAGTGCCGGCGCTTACTAAAGAAGAAATTAAGCATCTTTTAGGAGGGGGCGAGCCTACTAAAGCAATTATTGATAAAGCAGTAGATCACGCTCGCGGCCGTATAAATGATGGCAAAAGTCCTTTCAAGGACTAAACTATGAGTCTCGATCTCTATCAAGATGAAGCGTTAGACAGGCTAAAGGATCTTCCGCCAGTACAGAATCCGCCAGTAGGCACCTTCGATAATTTCGCCAAAGGCGCAGGTATGGCAACCATGCGTGGCTTCGCCAAGACAGGCCGCGCTATAGACTTGTTAGGTTCAGTCGGGGCCATTGCTCAAGACTACATTAACGGTGGGACTGAAGCGCAGGAGAAATACTTCAAAGAGCATGAAGATGTATTTCAGAACGCGGTCGATTACTGGACGCCTAAATCAAATGAAGTAGGCATTGCTGGCGACATAGTCGGTAGTCTTATCTCTACTTTGCCAACTGTAATCATGAGTCCTGCGTTGGCCGTTGGGGCGACACAACTAGACACCGCTGAGGAATTGGCCAGACAAGGTGTGTCGCCTACTAAAGCGATAGCCGCTGGCGCAGTGCAAGGCGCTGGGTTCGGTCTAGGTGTGTGGCTACCTATCCTTGGGCAAACGGGTTGGCAACGTGTTGTCGTGGGCGGCGCACTGGCCAACGCAGCGCAAGGCGTTGCTACTCGCGGCATTACTGGAGAGATACTTGAAGACACCTCGGCTAAAGGTCAATTCAAGGCGTTCGACCCTACAGCATTAACGACGGATGTGTTGCTAGGTGCAGCATTTGGATCTCTTGCTCACTTGTCACCAGCACAAAGAGCACAGGGCGCGGAGACTTGGGGCAAGATCAAAAGCTGGGCTGAGAACTTATCTCCGTCGCAAGTAGATGCACTTGCTACGCTTCGTATAGCACAGCATATGAACGTGGATTCTGCAGCAGGGATACCTGAGGGCTTAAAGGATATAGAAGCTCATGTTAACCGTATGCGTACAGCGCTCGACCAGACAGTGCGCGATGAACCCGTTGAAGTATCTACGATGCCTGAACCGATGATGAAGGCGGACGACGCGCGCTTGGTGGAGGGCGTTAAGACAATAGAGAATATGCGCGACCATCTTAAAGAAATAGCGGAGAACATTGGAGTTGTAATAAACGAGGTGGAAAGGGGATTTCATTCTAATCGAAATGAGGGTGAGATTTACGTTCCTTACGAGGGGGCCCTAGTCCATGGTGCGCAATCGGCGGATGACGTATTGGCGCATGAACTAGGGCACGCCGCAATGCAGAAGCGCGGGTTATCTTTTGACAGGTTCCCCATAAAAGAGATGAAGAAATGGGTGTCCAACTATGATGAATTAGTAAACGCCTCAAGAGAGTTTAGACCGGACTTGTACGCAACGGAGAGCGCAAAGGGTCGGAGGTATGTGAAAAACCCAGAAGAAGTTATAGCTGATGCAATAGCTTCGGTTTTTACTGGTAGAAAACCGATAGATTTACTTAAACCTCTTATGGAAAAAGTAGGTTTAACGGAAAGAGATCTGGGATATCTTAAAAAAGCGCAAGAGGGGGTTTCCGAGGTTGAGTTACAAAACCAAAACGATCACGCTTTCGCAGTAAAAAACAAGATAAAAGAATCTATACCAGCGGAACAAACTGCGCCTGATCTCTTGGCTTCAGAAACCAAACGTGTTCTCGATACTTACGGAGATCAGGAGATAACGCTCGGGCGTAATACTGACGGCACGCCAATCACAACGACAATGAAACAGTTCATGGATGAAACAGCGATCGATGTAGCGCATGCTCAAGAAGACGCGAAGCTTTTTGAGATCGCGGCTGGCTGTTATTTAGGAGCTAAATAATGGCCTTCTTAGATTGCATTGCCAGATTAGCCGAAGCCGCTGGAAGAGAACTTACCGACGCTGAGGTAACGAAGATTTTCGAGCGCATTCATCAAGCGGCGCTTGATATTAAAGCGGGCCGCACGGAGCCTGGTGAAGCTACGTTAGGTAAGCAGCTTGGCGAACAACTCGGTGTAGGTCAATCCCAAGATCAACTTATCCAGGCGGTAGCCGAACGCGCCTCCGCGCAGTTGTTGCATGAAGCAGAGGTAAGGCAGCGTCAAGCGCAGTTGCAGGTTCTTGCCATAGGAGCCAGGGCACAAGATCAGAAGAAACTTTTCAACGTCGGTTTAAAACCATTCGATGCTTTGGATGGGTTACTGGCCCGGGACTTCTCAGGTAAGTTCAACGTTGAAAGCGTGGAACAACGTGTAGCCGGTGTAAAAGCAGAACTTAAGAGACAGTTGCAAGGTACTTGGGATGCATTAGGAGACGACTGGTTAGGATTTTTCCAAGATCGAAATAAACTCATTACTCTGGTGCGCGAGTTACGCGGAGAAAATACCGGAGATGCTGTCGCGAAGAAAGGCGCAGAGGCTTTTCACAACGTGGCTGAGCAAGCAAGACAAACGTTTAACGCGGCGGGGGGAGATGTAGGTAAGCTTGACGATTGGGGCATGCCTCAACACCATTCACAAGAACGTGTAGCCACTGCCGGTAAAAACGCATGGGTTGATTACATCCTGCCCAAGCTCGATAAAGCGCGTTACGTTGACGACTTAGGTCGGCCGTGGAGTGAAGCTACACTACGCACGTTTTTAGGTAAAGCCTGGGATACGATTGCTACTAACGGCATAGCAAACATCAAGCCAGGGGAGTTCACCGGCGTAGGCAAGAAAGCGAATCGCCATGCGGAGCACAGGCAAATACATTTCAAAGACGCTGAATCAGTTATTCAGTATTGGAACGACTTCGGTGAAAAGACCGCAGTACAAATTCTCGACGGCCATATCGATAGTATGGCGAAAGATATCGCTTTCATAGAAAAGTTTGGTCCCAATCCAGACATGACTTATCAAACTTTGCGCGATCGAACCTTAAAACTCGCCGCTATAGATAACCCGACACAGACAACAGATTTGCAAGGGAGAGCATTGCATTCTGATAATTTATACGACTACGCTTCGGGCAAGATAAAACCCACGTTCAATCAGACGGTTTCGAATGTAGCTGATGGTATCGCGCATTTAAATTCAGCGGGTAAACTCGGTGGAGCGGCGGTAGCTTCTTTCTTTGGCGACAAGGTTATGTATGAAGCCGTCTCTCATTTAAATAACATACCAGCAGTTCAACGATGGTCTAATGAGCTTAAGCTTCTTAGCCCAACCAATGCTCAAGATCGCCGTCTACTTCAACGCCAAGGGTTAATGCTTGAGTCAGTACGTAATAGCTTGAATCGTTTTTACGAGGGCCTCGGGGGGTCTGGCGGCGGGTGGTCGGGTAAGTTCGCCACCACTACCGGTAAATGGGCTAGTGCAGTGATGCGTTTAACCGGTATGGACGCGATTAACGAATTTCGTAAAGGCGCCTTTGGGCTGTCTCTCATGAGTTCTATCGGGCACGAAATATCATCGGGGAAGGATTTTAATTCACTTCACGATTCCGACGTTCGTGCTTTAACTACGTTCGGTATAGAAGAAGCTGACTGGAAAATTTGGAAGTTAGCAAGGCTTGATGAAGTGGCGGGCAATGGTAATGTACTCACACCAGAGGCTATATCTCGCATACCCGACGCCGCTTTAGAGGCGGAAGGTTTTACGCAGGTTGATAAGCGCAATGCCATAGTTAAACTTCTAGGCGCGGTGAACACAGAAAGTGATTTCGCCATCGTTACTCCAGGATGGAGAGAACGCGCTAAGTTTTATGGGAAGATGCAACGGGGAACGATACTAGGTGAAGTCGGTCGCTCCATTCTGCAATTTAAATCATTTCCATTTACCGCCTTCGAGCGCTCGTTAGATTTAGTCGCTAACGCTGATACTCCAGTAGGTAAAGCTGTGATGACTTCCTACTTGCTCATCGCCACAACGCTAGCGGGGGCCATGCTCATGCAAACAAGAGATATGCTCGCTGGCCGTGATCCGCGGAGAATGAACGATGAGAATTGGCCTAAGTTCTGGGCGCAAGCATTCTTGCAGGGAGGAGCGCTCGGTATTTACGGTGACTTCCTCTCTGGAGCCGGCCAATCGCGATATGGTTCTGGGCCTTTGGAAATGGCCGCTGGGCCTTCGCTTGGGCCATTATTAAGTCTTGGTGTAATAAACCCGATGAATGCTGTGAAAGCACAATACGAAAGTAAGGAAT